GCAAAAAACGCTGACAACCATAACGCCATACCCATCTGCATACGTGCATTAGCTTCAGCCGCCGCTTCAGGATTTAAGTATTTACCGTCTTTACCTTTCATTAATGAATGTCTAACAGACACAATACTTTTTCTAATTAAAGGCAGTTGTTCAAAATTCCATTTTAACAAGTTAGCAGGTGTATTAATAAAGTGTAATCCTAACGCTCTAGCCCATTTGTGTTTTGCTGTAAAACTTAATGTAGCACCTGTAACACCTTGTTCTGTTTTACCTGTTGCAGGATTTATAGAATATGCTGATTGTGTATATGTACCTTCTCTAGCATATTGTAATGGGTCATTAACTTCTAATCTACTAGACTCTAATATACCAGACCTTGCATTTATATCTGCTGTAGGTATAGCTTCACCAATACCTTTTTCGTATTCACTAGCTATTTCTTTAAATCTTTTTCTATAACCATCTTTATCTAATTTACTAAACAAAGGTAATGAACCTGTTTCATTTCTTATTTGTGCATGTATTTGTGCTGTTCTTCTAGCTTTATACATTATAGTTTTAAGAAATTCATCACCTGCTGTTAAGAATCTCATAGGCACACTTGTTGCATAAGCAACAGGATTGACTACCATTTTTTGTAAACCTTTACCTACAAAACCTAATGGCTCAGTAAGTAACTCACCAGACGCATTAATAAATTGTTGTAGTTGTCCTTGACGCATAGCGTTGTCAAACTTCATTTGTTTACTATCTATGATACCTCTACCTAAATAAAAACTTTTACCAAATTGTTTAAACGCATGAGCTATGTATACATATTGCATAATGTAAGTGTCCATTGCTTCTATTGCTAATGTACCTGCTCTTTGTCTATCTGTAATAGATAAGTTAGCCGCTCTAATTAACATAATTAATGGTTTCCATTGTGTTTGAACTAGACCTGACACTATGTTAATTATGTGTGTATCTGGTGAAGATAGTAAGTTATTGTTTATAAATTCATTAACTAAATCCCACTTACCAACTTTACGTGCATGTTGTAGTGCTAAGATAACTTGTTCATCATTATCTAATTTAGCTAGTGCTTTATAAAATTCTTTTGGATTAGTTTCTTTGAGATTTTTTAATTTAGGGTCTTCAGGGTTAAGGACTAACTCTGCCGCTCTTTGTGCATCTTTGTTTATTTGTTGAAATCTTTGAGCTCTTGCTATATTTTCAGTCATAGTTTTTTGATTGATTAATATATCATCAACCATTTTTCTTCTGACTTCTAATTCTTTTAATATTTTTCTTTCTTCTGTAGCTGTAATATTTTGTTTATGTAACTGATTAGACAACTTAATCATATCATCAGTTTGTTTAGCCATTAAATCACCATGAGCTAATATTTCTGCATATAGTTGTCTGTCTGCTTTAGCTCTTGACTTACCTAATTTAATAACTTCATCAGGATTTAAACCTAATATTCTAGCTTGTTCTTCTACTTCTTTTACAGTAACTACTTTCTTTTCAATAGTACCATCAGCTAATAATCTATCTGCTGTATTTTTTAAATATTTTGCTAGTGACTTTGGATTGTACTTAGTGTAATTTAATAATTCTTTAGGTGGTTTAGATGACCCATCAATTCTAGTAGTTCTTAATTTTTTAATTTGTTCATCAATGTCTTTACCATCTAACTTACTTCTGTATTCAATATCATCAATCTCTGCATCAGTTAAATTTTTGTAATATGATTTTTTATCTTTTTTAGTAGACAAATCTGCAAACAATCTTTTACCTGTAATTGTACTTCTACCGTAGTTATGTAAATCTTCTAAGTTTTTAATAGATGTATTTTTTAATTGTCTGTTAGTTAGTTTAAATCCACCATAAGAAAATGCACCACCAAATACTGTACCAAATCCAAAACCTGCCGCAGTAGAAAATGCCATTTGTTTTAATGAAAACTCATCTTGCACACCTGTGTTTATTGCAGTGTTTTGTAACATAGCATCTTGACCTGTTGCAATACCTGCACCAATAAAGCCTTCATACAATGCACCTTTCTTAATAGCTTTTCCCATAGCCGCTTGTTGTGCTTCTTTTTGTGCTTGTTGTATAACTTTCTTAGATACTTCTTTTGCTATCTTACCTTTTAATGCTTCTTTTAATGCCTGTTTATATGCTTGTTTTGCGGCTTGACCACCAATACCAACTCCAATTAAATTAACTGGGTCAAGTATCATAGCACCACCATTATCTATTAACCAGTCACCAAAACTTCTATTAGGGTCATTCCAAAATGATGGTAGTTGTTCGTAAGTTTGTTGTATGTATGAAAACTGTTGTAATCTCTCAGCACTGTCAGTCATAGAATTTGACATGTCCATACCCATAGACACCGAGTTATTGTTTCTCCAAGACCTATCATTATAAAAATACTCTAATAAATCTGCATGAGACATATTATTAAATTTTGTTTCTTCACCTTCTCTATAACCATAGTATGACCTAAGAGTATTAAAAAACTTTTCTGTTTGTATTTCTTCTAGTGCAGACTCAGCATCTTTTGCTTTTTTTAATCTTTTTTCTTCTTCTTCTTGTAGATTAACTGTATTACCAAAAATTGTTATTTCTTGGTTTTCATTAGATTCTGCTTCTTTTAAAATACTATAATCTGTCATTTATTAGTTTCCTTGAGATGTTAAGATTTTTAATCTTTGTAGTACGTAATTATTATCTTTACCAATAGCCTCTGCAATAGGTGTTAGAATAGCGTCTATATCTACATTGTTATCCATTAGATATTTCATAAATCTATCATTAAGCTCTATACCTGAAAAGGCTTGAGGAAGAATTGTATTTACTAAATTATCAATTTGTCTATCTCTATCTTCTGCTTCTTCATCTTTAAATACATTTATTTTATCACCAATAGTTGATTCGTATGGTGTAAAGTTTTCAACACCTTGTTTAACAAGTTGTGTAATGTTATCTACATTTTCTATATTAGTTTGAATACTCTTAGCTGTATTAGTTTCGTATTCTTTCTTTTCAAACTCTTCTTTTTCTTTCTTTTCTTTTGCTTCTTCAAATGGTATTAAACTTTGTGGTTCTGGTACGTTATCTGATTTGTATGTTTCAATAACATATTTACCTAAATCCATAATAAATACTCTACGTTCTGCATTAGTAGGTTTTCTACCATTCTCTTTTTCAAACCTATCTTCGTAATCTAATATTTCATTTTCAATAAAATTATTAGCAATAAATGTAGCAAACTTAGCATTAGGATTAGGTAAACCACTAGCATCAGGTTTAAATGATTCTTCTACTGCTTTTAATACTTTAGTTACATTATCAGAATAATTAGCGTTACTTGTAAATATAGGTTGTGAGCCTTCGTCTCTACCTTTAGTATATTGATTCCATCTAATATTAGCTGTACCTAATTCAGACTCAGGTATACCTCTAGCTAACATTTCTGTTATCATTTCATCATAAGAGTCAAACTCACCTTTTACAATATCTATCATAAATTGTGAACTAACAGCAGGGTCATTGTTTACTGTTCTGTTCTTATTAAAGAAATCTGCAAATGTTGCTACAAGTTGTGGGTCATTAAACTGTTTTAATTTTTCTTGTATTTCTTGTAATTGAATTTTATTTTTAGGACTGCCATCTTCATTAGGTGCAAATGCTTCAGCCCATATAGCTTCTACAGCTTTGCCTTTTTTATACTCTTCATCTGCTCTAGTGTTTTGTAGCACTGCTCTTTTCTTAGTAACTAACTTAGCTTTAAGAGCATCTACTTCTGTAGATTTTCTGTCATTTAATGTTCCTAATTTTTGACCATCTTTACCAATACCCATATCTAAATTTAAAATAGTTTCTGCTCTTTCTATTTCTTCCATAGTAGTTGCAGTATTGATAATAGATTCTACATCAGCTATAATTACAGCTTGTAATTCTTTGTTAGTATATAATTTATTAGGTGTACTTCCACCGTCAGTATTAGGGACATCTATATTTAATGCTTTCCAAGTGTTAATATAATCTGATTCTAAATTTTCATCAGAGATAATAGACAACTGTACTCTACCTTCTTCTATTTTTTTCTTAGAAGCAAATGCACTTCTAACTTCTGCATCTTTTACAGCTTCTTCTGCTTTATAAGTATTAAATACAGAAGCAAAACCTGCGGTATATGAATTATCTGCTTCATTAAAATTTGGTAAAAACTTTTCGTAAAATGTGTTTAAATTATTGTTTTCAAAATCATACTCGTTTTTATTAGCTTCAATATTTTTAATAGTTTCTGCCGCTTTTACTTTACCTAAATGAAACTGTGTAGTTTTTTCTACATATTTACCTGTTAAATCTGGGTGTTTACCTGCAAGTATTTCTGTTTGTATTTCTTCCATACTTTTACCAGAAGAATACAAAGATTGTATTTTGTCTACTGCTTTATCTTTTTTCTGGTCAGTTATAACATTAGCAATACGCATACCTCTTTCACCAGTGTTTTGTAATGCTTTGGCTAATTCTAAACCTTCAGTAGTTTTTGCTGAAGATACATAGCCCTCAAAGCCAGAGCCCATGTATTTGTTAGTTATTCTTGATTTATATTTTGCCATTATTATTTATTTGCTTTCATTGCGTCAGTGTGTGCAACATAACCTTCTCCTGCTGTTGTTGCTACATCTAACAATAATCCTGTTCTACTAGGTTCTGTAACTGGTGCAATACTGTTAAATACTTTAGCCATATTTGCGTATGCGTCAGTAGTTTGATTAGCAAGTGTAATCATATCACCTTTGTATTCTCTGTTTATTTCTGTGTATTCATCATTATACAATGAACCTATATCTTGAACTATAGCAACACTATTACCTGCATTTAAGTTAAGTGCTTGTGCTAGTTTCTTTTTAGATTCTTGTTTTGTTTTAAATTCTGCTACTGCTTTTTCTTGGTCAGCTTGTACTTTCTCTTGGTCTATTTTATTAATGTCACGCATGTAAGCCACTTGTGCGTTTTCTCTTGTTCTATCATTAGCGGCACGTTTACTAGCGGCTAGAGCTTTTTGTTCTCTGTATTCTTGTACTTTACCTACTATCTGCACTCCTGCCATAGCGGCTTGTATACTACACATGTTTACTATTTACCTCTTTCATCATTAATAAAAATGGCATTTTACCAACGCCATAGTTTTCTATATTTTCTTTTGGTTCAAATCCTAAAAACTGTAACCATTTTAAACTTTTCCAATTTCTTTTGTCTACAAAATTATAAATGTATTGATAACCTTCACTCATTTGTGCGACCCAGTAAGGACATTCTTTTATAAATTGTTTAGTATGTTTAAATAAATCTTCGCTAGACAATAACCATGCAACACCATATTCAGGTAGTTGTGTAGGATTACTGCCAAACATACCAATAACACCTTCTTTTTCTGTTCCTACTATTGTGTATATTTTTGCATTGTCATAAGTAAAAGGCATGACCAATGCTCGTAAAGGCGATATACCTTCAGAAGCCATAATCTCTTCTCTATCACCTTTTCTAATTTTAGGAGATAACTCCAACGCATCTGCTAATATAGCTTTACGTACATAATTTTCTTTAACCATTAAATCCTTCTTGAACGTGCATGGTAATAACCTTCAATCTCAGCATCAGCTATATACACTGGTAAATGAGAATTGCTTTTTATATCCATGACAAATTCTGTGTTTCTACATTGCACTGGAACTCTTAATGTTCCTGAACTAATAGCAGGTTGTCCTACAAGAGAAGAAGACGTACCTATAACATAACCATTCATTATAGTTGTAGACTTGTCTCTATTGTTAGGTGTTACTTCTACTTGAAAGAAACCACTATTCTCAAAGTTAAATGAGATGTTTCTAATCTGGTATCTTCCTGAAGTTACTGCTACCAATCCTCTGCCAGTGTTTTCTCTGACATATTGTGTAGACAATCTGTAAACAGAAGAATATGGTACACCTATAAATAAGGAAGTATGATTTCCTGATATAGTATATGTAGAGCCTGTTGTATTTGTGGCTGTATAATTAGCACCATTTGTTCTATCTACTGCTATTAATCCTGTTCTTGCTCCATACGGTGACGTAAATGTAGTTAAGTCTGTTGCACTGTCATACGTACCTGTAACTGAAGTTTTTAAATCTAAATACACACCATGTCCTAATGTTGTGTCTTTTAAATTTCTTAAATCTATTTTAAATAATTTTGTATTTGTTCCTTCTGCCGCCATTACATATAAAAAACTTTCTAATGACATAGCACCTAATATCTTAACACCACTAAATTCCCATTTAGCCCACGCTGTTTGTACTTTCTCACCTCTGTCAAAAAAGTATTTGTATATAAACATTGTGTCTGCATTAGTAGGAGCTACGGCTGTACCTGAAGTATATGGTGCAGTCTGTGAGTCTACTGTGTCAGACGTTAATACAACTAACGTATCTTCTGTAGTATTACTTACTATTTGATAAGCATTTGTTGGTATTAAACTTTGTACTGAAACTGTAATATCTAATCCATCATTTGTTAATGTATCATCATCTGCAAAGTATTCTCTTATAGCAGTGTTGTTATTTCTAGCTTGTGCAAAATATGCAAACTTACCTGCTGATACAGGTTGCACTGAATCATCATGTTCAAATGAAGATACTTCATTAAGTATAGCTGTAGTAGGCGATATAGTATCTCCTGCACTATCTAGTTTGTATTGTGCTGTATCAGAAAATAAAAGTAAAGACTCATTAAATCCTACAGAATTTTTAAGTGTGTTTACTTGTGTTCCTGATGCCGCAATATCAATAGGGTCAGTATCTAAAACTTGTGTTGTTGTAGTTTGAAAGTAATTAAAGAAACTAGCATTTTCTGTTAATACTAAATTTTCACCAGACATAATACCTAATCTATTTTTGTAAAATGTAAGGTTATTTATTTTCTTACCTACAAAACTAGGGTCAGCATTTGTGTCACTATCTCCACATGTTCTATCTGTCCAATCTAATTCTTTAAATGTAAACGTACCATTATTATTATTTATCAATGCGTGTGGCATTGTAGAGTTATCTAAACCTACAGATGTTGCAGGTGCAATAGTTTCGTTCCATACACCATTACCTTGAAATGCAACATAATAATCAGACAAAGTATCACCTTCATCACCTGTTACTTTTAATATAACTCCTAATTTACCATAATAAGGTAAGTCACTAAAATCTTGTATTTTATCTCTTATAGCATACATGGCTGTGTTACCAGAACCATCTGCTGTAGTTACAGTGTAATTTGAATTACCATCAGTAGGTTTTCCATATATAACTGAATCAAAACTTTCAAATGTAAAATAAGACGTAAAACCAGAATAATTAGCTAAACCTTGTGAAGTAGATAAAGTTGCTCCTGTGTCTGTTCTTACAGTTTTAAAACCAATACCATTAGCTGAACTACTCCAGTGTGTACTAGATGTACCATTTAATAATATATCTTTAATTTTGTTTGTATCTCTAAATTTACTATCTGTAGAAGCATCATTACCAGTAGGTAATTGAAACTGTACTTCTGTTTCATAAGGCATACTAGGGTGATTTAATGCTACTTTATATTCTCTACCATAGTTTGTTAATTTAACATTTATTAAAAACTCTTCTACTTTAGCCGCAGTGTTTGTAGAGTCTGCCGCTACAGTTGTAGCTGTGTTTGCAATAAATGTGTAGTCTGCAATGTTTACTAATTTAAAATTTTGTTTTGGATTTGTAGAAGTAAGATAACTTGAACCACTTTGTATTGTTACAGTTTTTTCATTACCTGCTAAATCCCATACTTTTACACCACCATTATAAAATGCTACAACGTATTGATTGTTTTCATCTCTTTGTATAGACCAAAATTTTGTTGTGTTAGGATATAAATTAGTGCTATCTAAAGTTGCTACAAAATCTAGCGGTGGTCTTTTTGACAAACCATCTACAATATTGTTTGCAAAATTAACTTGGTCTTGACCTTGATTTATCCCTCTTTGTGTAGGTGTCTGTTGAGACATACCATTAAGGAAATTAGGTATTGACTGAGATACCACACTACCCATTAATACGTCCTTCTAGTTGTTCTGTTAATTATTGAAAATGTATTAGAATCACCATTTAAAATATTTGTATCAGATTCTTGTGCTTCTGATTGTGTAAAATTAACTAATGCTTCATTTTCATCTTGAGCTGTTAATTGTGTAAGTTGTGAATCACCAATAAATCTAGCCGCAAATCTTCTAGCCGCTTTTACTGTAATATATCGTCTTGCATATTCTGGGAGATGTTCAAATTGTTGGACTAGAACTATGTCCACTGATTTAGGAACACTTGTAAATACATCAGTATCTTTTTCCATATCGTATAGAAAACCATTTCTGATTGTAAGATTTATGTGTCTAATAGATTTGTTTGCGTCTACCTTCACGCAGTTTGATGGTAAAGGTATTTTGTTATTACTATCTAAAGATAGTGATTTATATTCGTAGTTTGTATTAAAATTCCACCCTTGTGATTGCACTGACATTGATGTCTCATCAAGAATATTTTTAGCGACAGATACATCTACAGTTGTTGTTCCTGTGATTGAGTTTACAGGAGCTTCTCCTATAACACTCAACATAGTATTAACTGCTTGTAACTCAGTAGTTGGTGTAATTTGTGTTGCCATTATATTATTATTGCTATTAATAAAATTATTGCAAAAGCAATGCTAATTTTTTTATGTTCAGTCCAAAAATGTTTTGCTTGTGATATAACTTCTGTTATTTTTTCCATGTAAAATTCTCCTATTTTAAAATAGAAAAGGGGGAAATTAATCCCCCTAATCTACGAAATATAAAGAAACTATTACGCTTCTTTAATACCTACAGCCGCTTCTGGTCTTAATACACCATGTCCCATAGCATATTTAGCAACCATTAACGTACCTTGTCTTCTGATGTCGTACTCTTTTTCAACACCTAAGTCCATAAGTTTAACTGTACCTACAGCACTTGGGTGAGAAACTAAAGCAACGTAGTTAGATAGGTCAACTGCTTGTGGGTTTGAACCACCTGCTGTAGCTGAACCTTGGTCTACGCCTGAGTTTACATTTGAAGATACAAAGTGTGCTACAGGCACTAATTCAATACTGGCAATTTTAAGCACTTTTCCGTCAGCAATTGAACCTATACTAGAGAAATCAAAATTT